GTATTCTTGTTCAAGTATGGCAAGAAGATCTTTGACAAGCTCAACGAAGCAATGAATCCTCAGTTCGCTGATGAAGCTCCGATGAATCCTTTTGATCTTTGGGATGGCGCTAACTTCAAGCTGAAGATTCGCAACGTTGAAGGCTATCGTAACTATGATAAGTCTGAGTTCGCTTCTTCTGGTCCATTGTCAGATGACGATGGAGAGATGGAAGCAATCTGGAAGCAAGCATATTCGCTTCAAGAGTTGATTGCTCCAAGTCAATTCAAGTCTTATGATGAGTTGAAGGCTAAGTTGAATAAAGTGCTTGGTCTTGATGGTGACTATGTTTCAAAGAAGCAAGTTGATGAAGATGTAATTCCATCGACTCCAGCTCCAAAATTGAAGGAGACGCTAGCAGCTGCTCCGAAATTGGATGATGAAGACGAAGATATGGATGAGTTCTTTAAGAAACTCGCTGATGACTAAGAATTGAGGGGAGCTTTGGCTCCCCTTTTTTATTGCCCGACCTTAGCCAGTTTTTCTTGACCACGTGTCCAAGCAGACACACCGAGAATAGCACCGAATGCTAAGTGAATCAATCCACCATTACTCAATGACAGCGACTGCCAAGCAACGTATTGGTATTGTACGCCGAATCCTTTAAACACAACTGGCAGGAACATTGAGATGAGCGGAAAGCCTACGAAGTCCATAAAGCAGATCAGCATGTAGAGCCAGCCCATTGCTGGACGCCAGTATGCTTTTACCCAATGTTCTTCTTCTTTCTTAATCTGTTCGTCAACGACTTCTTTATCAAGAGACGTTTGCGCCAAGCCAACTGATGCTTGAGCCTGAGCTGTCGCAGTAGCTTGCGCAGCCTGATAGTTAGTAGTAGAATTGCTGCTAGAACTACCACCACCGCTATTATTGTTATTATCAACAACAACCACTGTGGGGGCGGGTGCAGCAGGTATAGTTCTTTCAGCTGGTGGAGTTGGTTCATCGTCAGTATTTCTCGAGAATTTAGCCATTATTATTATCCTTATGCGGCAGTGTGAAGATAAGCTCCAATTAAAACATTCGATGGTGCACCTAAAATATCAGCTGCTGATGCCGTTTTAGGATTCCCCTTATCACTGATTGGTGAAGTAGGAGGAATTGGTTTTGTTGGCACCGATTGTGCTGCTTGTGGCGCAGCTGGTTTTTCTGGTGTACGATATTTAGACGTAATCGTTGGTGGTGGTGGAGCTGGTTTGCTCGGAGCCTGTTGAACGGGAGCTGCAGGTGGAGGTGCAGGTGGAGGTGGTGGTTTTTGTTGCGCCAACTGAGCCTGTTGAACAGGTGCTTGTTGATCAGGTTTCTTTTGTTCTTTGGCTGCTTCTTTTTGTGCTGTTAGATATTTACCATAATCAGTGTTTTCTCCACCCAAAGCAACACGTTCGCCTTTTTTATTTTCTTGTTCAATAGCAAAGTAATTTGATGCATTCTTTTCACCAAATCCTTTATCGACTGGATACGTTTTAAGACGTGGACCACCAGAGCCAGTATATTGCTCCCACACTTGCATGCCTGTAGTTTTACCATCTTTATCTTTTACGTATCCAGCAACAACAGCAGCATGCGTTGTTCCTGTTCCTGGAGATCCTGTACCACCAGCATCATATCTTGTTGAAGATTTACCGCTTCTATCCATGAATGTAGCAACTGGTGTACCGATGGGCAATTCATTGGTTACAGCATTTGAACCACGACGCCATGTTTGTACGCTATCATTACTACCAACAGCTGCTTTTGCTAACGTTACACATTGTTCATTTTTTAAATGTGGTGCAACTTGTCTTATACGAGCTGCAAGATGTTGTTGTGTTTCTCCAGGCATTGGAGTTATTGATGGAAGTTCATCTGGTATATTTTCTGGTCTTCGATCGTTTGGATCAGCTCTATACCCAGTGTCAGCTGGATTATCTAATCTATTTGTTTCATCACCAACTTGTGCACCAGCTAATCCAGCTTGTGGTCCAGTAACTGTTTGACCATTTACTTTAAATTCATTATAACGAATCAGCATATCTTTTACATTGAAGCTGATATCCTTAGCATTAAACTCTATCTCTGGTGAAGATATGAGTTTGCTCCCATCCTTCTCTGTTTTGATTGCTGCATTTAATACTTCAGCACCAGCACCAGTCGCGACAGCAGCGCCGCCACCAATAGCAGGTGTTATATCTGTGGTTGGTTTCTTATCATCTTTCTTTGCCATTGGCATATGAGCCATAATAAACTCAACAACAGCATCTTTAACAGCTTTAAGTCGTTCGCCAGCCTCTGGATCATCTTCAGGAAATACGCCGTATACCGCTTCGTATACATCGCGTGCTAATAAGCCAGCTTGTATGCCTATAGCAATTGCAGTACCAGCAACAGGAGCAGTTGAAGCTGCACCACTTACGACTTCGGCTATTCCACCTTTCCAGTCACCAGTGACTGCACGCCAAACACCAAAACCAATACCAGCAATTAAGCCTTCGCCTGGAATAAGTTTAGCAACAATAGAAACAATCTTTGGACCAATAATTTTTTTCACAGCAGCCATGATTACTTCTTTGGTTGCTTTAATACCTTTACCAATTTTACCAGTTACTTTGCCAACTAAGCTTGTTTCTTTTGCGGCTATTTTTTCCGCTTCCTTAGCAGCAATTGCAGCTTCCTCAGCTTCTTTAAGTTCAGCAGCTGTTTTTGTTCCCTCACCTTTAGGAACATGTTCTTCTTTTATTGGTTCTTTTACTGGTTCTTTCAGATTTTTTCTTTTAAATGGATTACCAATTAGATCGCCTGTATCTAATATTCCACCCCCATCTTGTTTTTTCATGTTTTTAATAGCGGCGACAAGTTGTTCTATGGCATCGTTTTGTTGCTTTTGAACTTCTATGTTTTGTTCCAGTAGCTTATTTGTTACTGTAACACTAGCATCAAACGCCATAAGTGCATCAAAATCAGTTTCTATATTTTTCTTACCAGTCAGCTCTCTATAAACACTTCTGATTTTACTTGGAGCAGAATACACACTAGGAAACATATTTTTAAGTGCAGCTTTACCGAGCATCAATCCTGCTCTACCTGCAACTTTTGCTGATGTTTTAAGTATTGTACCGATCACACTCATTAGTAGCGTCTTCTTCTATTTTGCATTATAGAATGCGCTGCTCTTTGTTCGCCTGTTACAGCAGCAATAGCAAGATACGGTAATAACGCTGCGATTCTGAAAACTAAGTTACCGCCTGGATCAGAAGGTTGAGGCGAATGGCTTTCAACTCGGCGCGGATGTGGTTTTGCATTTGAATCTTTGTTCGCTTTTGGTGTTGGAGGATTAGGCGTTTTTCCAGTGACGTCAAAATAACCTTTTTCTTCAAATTGACCCCCAGAAGCTGGTGTAATTCCAGCAGCTGGTTTTGCTGGCGCTTTGTCAACCATTTGATTAGGGGATGATATAATGTCACCAGCTTTGGCAGGAACAAACTTTGCTCCTCCAGTATCATTCTTTTCCCATCTACCTTGTTCGCCCTTGTATGTTTGTAAGTCAGTCGCCTTAACAAACTTAACACCACCCTGACCATTTGGTTCCCATGAGCCGAACTCACCTTTGTATTGACTCAATCGGCTACCAGACGCAGGAGCGGTGGGAGCTGTATTAGCTGCAGGAGTTACTGGCGGTTTTGTTTCTGATTCTGCTTGCGTTTTTGCTTCTGTTTTAGCCTGTTGTTGCTGTTCTTGTTTTGCACGAGCTAAAACATCTGGAGGCGGTTGAATACCTAATGTTGCGTATGCGGCGTATGGACCAACGGGAGCATTTTTAGTTCTTGCATAAATGTTACCACCAAGATTTAAGTTACCTTGAGACGCAGCAAGATTAGCGAATGTTTTACCTGCGCCTGCTCCATAAACATAAGAAGCAGCTCTGTATTGATCTGCGCCATGCGTAATATCTTCAACACTACCCGATGCGATCGCTTTAATTCTTTCACGAAGCATCTCTTTTTCTTTTTCAGACGCTATTCTATAACCTTCATATTGTCCTGGAGCGCGAGCAACTTGTTGTAAATTTCCTGATGGACCGTATCCCTTCGCGCCAAGTCTGTTAAACATATTATTGATAACAGCATCAACGCTTTTTGGATCTTTTAATCTAGCTTCGCCAGCGATAGTATTTAAAACATCATCGTTCAAATCTGCTTCTGAAAGCTTATATTGTGGTCTGTATAATCCAGGAGGTCCAGCAGCCGCAGGTCCGCCAGTGATACCGCTCGACATTGGAGCGTTTCTTGGTGCAGTTGTTCCAGGTGCATTTCTCGAACCAGCTTCTTCGGGCGAAAGTGTTGGTTTATTCGCATTAGGATTGTTAACAATGTTCGGAGCTTGTTGTTGCTGCGCTTGTTGTTGTGGAGTTTGTGGTTGCTGCTGTTGCTGTTGTGATTGCTGTTGCTCTTGCTTTGATTCAATGCTAAAAGTTTCAACATCAAATGTAAGCTTATCAGAATTGAAACGAATTTGATCAGCTTTAATTTTTAAAATGTCTTCAGCTTTTGTTTGCTTTGTTTTTGCTTCTTTTACAGCTGCTGACTCTTTACTTTCCGCAATAGAAACATTGCCGCCAGCGGGTGGAGTTGTTCCACCGCCACCAGATGATGGCGTGGTTGAAGAAGCTGGTATTGTATCTGAAGTTGTTGAGAGAGGTGGAGCGGGCGGTGGCGCTGATCCAGTTTCACCAGTAGCTGGAGCTTTATTTTCATTATTCCCTAAGAAAAGCTTTGCAGCGCCACCCAAAAGCGCTGTACCAGCCATTATACCACCAATACCACTGATTGATCTTAGTAATGAGCTTCCGATGGTTTTTCCACCACCAAGAAGATTACCTAATAATCCACCACCACCTTTATTGTTTTTAGCTAAAGCTTCAGCGACCCCAGATAATATAGAACTGGTTTCTTGCTGTAGCGAAACCATTTCACGCAATGAATCATTAGCATCTTTAAGATTGTCTATGATCTCTTCATATTTGCGTTTCTTTTCCGCTGTATCACGTTTCTTCTCAGCTTGCTCTTTATCGTTGGATTCTTTCCATAACTTACGTAATGCCTCAACGCCAGAATATGTCGTTGGGAACATTTTCTTAAGAGCAGCTTTGCCTAATTTCTTAGCAAACTTTTTACGGGGAGATTCACCAACTTGTACAGGCTCATCAGCTTCTGCAGTTGGAATATCGTTTTCTAGAGTTGAAACGAGAGTTTCTTTTATCTCTGGCTGTTGTTCTATGGCTTGAGCAGCTTTGGCTAGTTCTTCGGCTGCTCTTTGCAGGGCTGCAGCGCCTTTTGGACCTTGCCCACCTTTCTCCATAATCGCTCGGAGAATATCTTCGCCTGATTCTTTTTTAGCCATTAATTAGCCTGTTGTTTTTGTCGTTCTTCTTGTTCTCGTAAATAGGCTACTAACATTTCAACATAGATATCACGTTCAAAAACTATCCAACTTTCTATTTCCGATATCGAATATTTATGGTGCTGAGCCAAAGAGAAATTCGTTTGATAGTAATTCTCTAGGGTATTGTGACTCAGCGCAAGGTAAAAAAATCGGATAGAGTTTTTAACTCAATTGTTCTAGCGTTTCCGTTTGAATTAGTATACTCAATTTTGTAATACAACGAAGGCAAATTAAGCATAAACTCACGCACTTTCTCAAAGCTTGGAATATCCATATATTCAAGGAACTCAAGAATAGCATCTTCCTCAAAGTCCTTGCCTTCATATACGTTTTCTGCATCATATACCTGATCAATACAACGAACAACAAGGCGATAGAATGTTTCCTCACCTTCAGCTTTAAGGAATGTCTTATCAGAGTAAATACCAGCCGAAGGATACTTCATAACGATTCCTGAAGTATCAGTGATCTTGATTATCTTATCAATGCCTTCTGGGAACTTGATTTCAACTTTGTTTAAGTCGACTGTAAAATCGTAGCTCTTGTTATCTTCTAAATCGCGATATGAAACGCTAATAACATCACCCACAGAAAAGCCACGCAATTTAATAAACACATACTCGAGCGCGTATAGCGGAAGTGTATCAACATCTAATGATGTTTCAATGCAACAGTTTGTAACGACCTGTTTAATCGCCTGTAGAATATCTGTATCATCTTCGGAAACTTTCGCCATCAACAAAAGCTTTTCCTCTTTCACCAACATCGGGCGAAACATATAGGTTTTATTTTCAGGTGGGATTGCAATGTTGATTGTAGGGTAATCAATTTTAGGTAATGCCATAATTTACTCCAGTTATTATCCAAGTGTGACGTTTGTTTGACCGTCTCCAAGCACCCACTCTCTAAACGTAAGAGTGGTTGTTAGTTTAACGAGATTATTGTTATCAGTCCAATTCAGTGCGATGTCGTTTACTGATATTGGATATGCTTTTAAAAGAGTTGCCTGAATGTTAGGATTTCCCTCAGTATCATAAACTGTAATTACGATTGTCGCCGAATAGTTGTCTTTATATTCTGCGGTATAAAATGGGCGACCAGAATCTCCATCACCACCAACTGAATAAGATCCATAGATATTAGAAAGTGTTTCTTGACCAGAAATGCCGAAAATATAATTGAACCAAGCGTACCAGAAATTATATTGATCACCAAAACGATCCATCAAGAATGTTAATGATACGTCTGTGTAGTTAGCAGAGAAAGGCATTTTTTCAGAAACACCAAGACCAAAACGATTGATGTCGGCTGTACGCATTGTTAGCCCTGGAAGCGAAGCATTGATACAACGATAGTTTAGATCTGTTACATTATCTGCTGCGCCTCTTGTTGAGCCATCAGCTCCGATGATATTATATGCGCCGATACCATCTGGGTTATCAAACATAATCATAACATCGTACTTGTTTGTTTGAAGTACGCCTGTATCGGCAATGTAGGATTGAAAGTCTAGAATATTAAATGCCATTTTACACCATTGATAGAGAGTCTTTGAAGACTTTTTGTTTGCTTGCGCCTTGGAAGTTTTCAGTCGGTAACATCAAAGCAAAGTCCCATTCGTCTGGCGAAATATAAATGAAAGGCGATCCAACCTGACTGAACAAATACTTCTTCAAACAGGGTTTGAACCATTTAAAACGACCAGCTCTATTCAATATCTGATATGACATTTTCAATAGAGTCGTTTGATCATACTTTTGATTATTTATCAGCGTATAGAGAGCGTCCATCAGCAGAGCTCTTGTCTTTGGCGGTAGATAATGTAGGTTGATACCAAGGAAGCTGTCGCCATAAAACTCGATAGGAAACACCAGCGGAAACGCATCGAAATAAGGTAGGTTCTTTGTTTTAGCATCATAGACGAACATATACATTTTGCCAATGCTCTTTTC